AATATTATAGCGGATGGCCGCCACGTGTGCGAACGAGATCTAAAGTTCTATTGAGGGTTCTAGTATATATTGTACCCCGTTTCCCCAATTGCATGAGCAAGTTTGAGAGGAGCTCAATTGGGGAACACCCTATTATTACAAAAATGCCATCAGTTAAACGTTTTAAAATAAATGCCAAAAACTATTTCCTAACTTATCCAGACTGTTCACTTAGCAAAGAGGAAGCATTATCTCAACTGCAAAACCTTTCAACTCCAGTAAACAAGAAGTTTATCAAGATCTGCAGAGAGTTTCATCAAAATGGGAAGCCTCATCTCCACGTGCTTATACAGTTCGAAGGGAAATATGCATGCACGAATAACAGATTCTTCGACCTGGTACCCACAACTCGGTCAACACATTTCCATCCAAACATACAGGGAGCTAGGTCGAGCTCCGACGTCAAGTCCTATGTCAACAAGGGCGGAGACACACTGGAATGGGGGGAATTCCAGATCGACGGTAGAAGTGCTAGAGGAGGTTGCCAATCGGCTAACGACACATATGCCAAGGCGTTGAATGCCTCTTCTGCTGAAGAGGCTCTTCAAATAATCAAGGAGGAGCAGCCTCAACATTTCTTCCTTCAACATCACAATTTGGTTGCCAATGCTCATCGGATTTTCATGAAGGCTCCGGATCCATGGTCTCCTCCGTTTCCCCTCTCCTCTTTCACTAACGTTCCCGACGAGATGCAAGAATGGTCGGACAGTTATTTTGGGAGAGGTGCCGCTGCGCGGCCGGAGAGACCAGTAAGTCTCATAGTAGAGGGTGACTCGAGAACAGGGAAGACGATGTGGGCTCGTGCCTTAGGCCCACATAACTATCTCAGTGGCCACCTGGACTTCAATTCAAAGGTCTTCTCAAACGATGTGGAGTATAACATCATTGATGACGTCGCACCGCAATATCTAAAGCTAAAGCACTGGAAAGAACTTCTGGGGGCCCAGAAGGACTGGCAATCAAATTGCAAGTACGGGAAGCCAGTTCAAATTAAAGGCGGGATACCAGCAATCGTGCTTTGCAATCCTGGTGAGGGTGCCAGCTATAAAGATTTCCTGAACAAAGAGGAAAACACAGGTCTCAGGAACTGGACTCTCAAGAATGCTATCTTCATCACCCTCACAGCCCCCCTCTATCAAGAAGGCACACAAACAAGCCAAGAGGAGGGCCATCAGGAGACGCAGGATTGATCTAGAGTGCGGGTGCTCCATCTACTTCCACATAGACTGTACAGGACATGGATTCACGCACAGGGGAACTCATCACTGCACATCAGGCAGAGAATGGCGTGTATATCTGGAAGATAGAAAATCCCCTCTATTTCATGATATACAGAGTAGAAGACCTGTTATACACCAGAACCAGGGTGTATCACATACAAATACGGTTCAACCACAACCTGAGGAGAGTGTTGGGTCTCCACAAAGCTTACTTGAACTTCCAAGTCTGGACGACATCGATGACAGCTTCTGGGTCAACTTATTTAGTTAGGTTTAGACAACTAGTTAATATGTATTTAGACGAGTTAGGCGTGATTTCAATTAACAATGTAATTAGAGCTGTTCAGTTTGCAACAGACAAATCGTATGTAAGATATGTACTAGAAGATCATGAAATAAAATTTAAATTTTATTAATTTGTTATCGAATCATAAAAATAGATCCGAATTTTCAATGTAGCATACACGGGGTTAGAGGCATGAGTACATGCCATGTACAATAATAGGGCATTCTCCGTATGATTCTCATATTTGCCAGCCTCTTGATGATTGTATACCACATGATTGTTGACCTTCCAGAATCGCCTGACCAATGCCTGCTCGTTGCTGGCATATTGACCACCTGTGACCTTGCCATAGAACCTGTGCATGACCTGATAACGATCACGTAGATCATTCTTGATGGTTGCAGTGCTAGGCTCGTTGTCATACATGTTGAATACCTGACCGAAATCCATAGGAGTGCCATACGGTCTACGATCCCTGACCAACCAGAACATAACGCTGTTCGTGTGGTTCTTGAGCTTGATGTTCTCATCCATCCATATCTTCCCTAATATATACACAGACTTAACACAGAAACGCTTGCCCACACGATGGGTGATGCCATTACCACGTGTGACATCGGATATACACATGACCTTCCCGACATGTGAGATATCATGGCGCTGTTCATATGACTGGACCTTGCACGGGCCTTCACAGCCTCTCGGCACATCTGAGGTCCTTAGCGTCCGATATATCCTGGGCTTCTTGTACATGGGCCTGTTCACCCACTCAGCGGCCTTGTTGAACTTAGGGCCCAAACCTGCACGAGGAGAATAATTAAGAGTACGGCGGACCTTTGACATTCCCGCCATTGAACGCCATGGGGCATCCCGCTTAGACATATTGGGTTAACCACTATGGCCCAATACGCTTTTCATATATAGCCCAGACAACAACTTAGGGCCCAAGTTGTTTAAAATATTTAGGCGCGTCAGGCGCAATATGATTGGTCAGAACAAAAGCGGAGCCCGCTTTAATTCGAAATTAAAGCGAGGGTGACAGTGTCACCAAAGCGCGGCCATCCGGT